CTCGCTTCACAGAAAAGGCTACTGGAAACTCATTTGATGGATCATGGGGTTGCGTATAAGAGAGCCCAGAATCGAGCAAGGTTAATTGCCCGAGACCAAAACAACAAAGTGATCGGAAACTTAAACGAGATCCGTCATAGAGAAGTTGGGGGGAAACGCTACGTTTGGAAGGCTGTTTCGGATGGGCGAACCCGTTCCAATCACGACCACCTTTCGGGTCAGACATTTGAATGGAATGACCCCCCGATTGGCGGTGGAACCTCCCCTGCGGAACGGGGACATCCAGGATCTGGGATTCAATGTCGTTGCATTCCTTATTTTGTTTTTGAAGACGAGGACGAGCCGCCCCCTAAGAAAGCCCCTGCCAATACTCCCCCCACTTTTAACGCTAACGACTTAAAAAATCCCAAGGTGAAAACTGCATTGAAGAAAAATTATGGAATTGAAGTAATACACGACAGCTCCTTATCATCTTACCCCAGCACTTCCGTTCGTACTGCGGCTCACGTTAAGGTCCTCAATGCCTCCGTATTAGAGCTTCATTCCTTGCAGCCGAAATTGAGGAGTATTCCCAAAACCGTGGAAATTTACCCAACAAACCGGATAAATGGTGGGGCAATTGGAATGTATGGGATTCCGTCTGAAGGAGTGAGCGCCATTATGATCGACTCTAGTGTTTCGGCCGCTTCCAAGGTTGCCCCCGTTAAATTGGGAACATTTAATGTGACCACGGTGAACACTCTGAGGGATACCATTAGGCATGAATATGGACATGCTATATTCTTTTCAGAATTGAAGACGGCTCAACAAAATAAATGGAATGCTTTGTTCGAGACGCGGCAAACTTGGGAGGGGGCTGTCAGTGTTTACGGGGACTCTAATGCTTCAGAGCTGTTTGCGGAGTCCTTTTGCGCTTATTTCAGCCCGAACTACTCCAAGAGCGCGACCAAATTACCCAAAGAGATTGAACAGTTTCTTAGAATACACGTATTAAAGGAGGTGGACTAATGATAAGGGAACCCAATTGTTTTAAGCGGAAATGCTTACACTTTGTTGGAGTGGTGGACACCGAAACGCCAAAGGAACGGTGCGTTTGCAAGGCTTTCCCCGATGGAATTCCAATAGAGATAGCTTATGGGAAAAACAAACATTTAAAGCCGTACCGTGGGGATAATGACATTCAATATAAATTAAATTCAAATAAGGGTTGACTTTTCAGTCCGTTTCCATTAACCGTTTACCGTAAAGAGGCACTATGAGAATCTTCACTGATAAATTAAAACTAAACCGAACAAGACAAGTCGATCAAAACGGGTTTGTTCACGTCAAAGCCGTGATTACCGCTGTCGGCGTTCAACGGTATTCCCGCGGGGCTTTGGGACTAACCGACCGTTCTGAAGAGATGGTCGGGGTTTTTCGACCTCCTGAAACCGTTTTCCACCCAGAGACGATTGAGTCTTTTAAGAATGTTCCTGTCGTTGACAACCACCCGCAAACAGCTGATGGATTGTTAAAACCCGAGACAACGTCCTACAGAAAAGGCGGACACGTTGGGGAGGATGTGGAGAAGTTGGGCGAAACCACTCTCGGCGGAACAATCCACCTCCAAGATGGAGATTTTATCGACAAATCCCAAAAGTCCCAAACCTCCGCAGCGTATTTAAGCGACATTGAAGAACGGGCTGGGGAATATGAGGGTCAAAAGTATGATTTCACGTTTGTCGGACCTATGATCGGCAATCACCTAGCTTTAGTATCGGCCGCACGGTGCGGACCGGATTGTAGAGTGCTAGATAAGAAGGAGAATGCAATGGAAGAGAAAGAAATTAAGGCGCTGGTGCAGCAATCTGTCACAGACGCCATGAAAGGTGTTTCCAGTACTTTGGCGACCCAAATTAAGCAAACGCTTACGGATCATCAAGAAGAGTTGGAAAAGAAGGCTACAAAGGCCGCAGCTGAAAAAGCCGAGGCTGACAAAACCAAACAAGCCCACGCGGATGAAGTGGAGAAGGCTAAAAAAGATGCCGTTAAATCCCACGAACTTCGTGCAAACTTGAAAACCGTACTCGGTGACAAGTTTGAGGACTCCAAAACGGACAAAGAATTGCTTGGAATGGCATTCGGCGACCGTGTAGAGGATGTTGACTCGAAATCGGTCGACTATTTGACAGCACTTTTGGATTCCGAAGTGGAAACCCGAAGAAAAGCTGGGAAGAATTTTGTTGACCACTCTGGGGACGACACGTCACCAGACGGTCTCGTTGTAAAAGCCATCTAATTCAAGGAGGATAAAATGGACAATCAGATTCAGTCACAATATGGGGGAATGGAAAAAGGACCAATTGGTATTATTTCACGTCTCGACGCTCCGTGGGATGCCGACGCTTTCAACGTTTCGGACATTGGTACGGATACGCTACGTCCTGGAGACGCGTTTAAGTTACAAGGTGGGGAAATTGTACCGTTGGACGACACCGCAGATTCTGCTGCAGCTTATGGTGTTCTTTCGTACGAGCACGGGGCAATCAACCGCAGTGCCACTTATGGTGCAGAAAATTCCGAAGGTGTTTTCTACCAAACTGGCGATCGGGTTAAGTCTCTTGTTGAAGGGTATGTTTACGTCATCGCTGGCGGGGACATTGAAGCGGGAGACCGTGTGGGATTCGATCCATCAACTCATCGTTGGACAAAAGTGACCTACGCAAATCTCACAGTTAAGCGAATCACAGCGGCTACGGCTGCTGCGGATGGCCAAGTTTTCGAAATCATCATCAAATAAGGAGAAGAAAAATGGATATTTTCGGTCAAAATGCGAAGTATTACAAACTCTTCCTTGACGCTGCACCTAACATGACGGAGACTCAACTTCGTACGGCGCTTGCACGAGGCGGACGGAAGATCAACTGGGACGTAAATTTAGCCCCTCGGGTCTTCAAAGACGACGCGGAGGCGTTGACTGCGGCTTTCGGGTTGCTTTCTAATAACCTGCAAGCCATTCAGGGACAGTCGGATGAAATTCTCTACCGTTCTTTTGTGGTCAAGGAATTCATTCCAATTAACACAAGCCTTCCTGAAGGTGTCACTTCCAAATCGATTAACATCGTTTCGAAGCATGGAAAAAGTAAGTTCATCAACAAGGATGGATCCAACGTAGAGCGGGCGGAAGCCAGCGTGAACCGCGTTTCGTTTCCTATTTCTTACGGTGGAATCGTGGCTTCGTGGAGCCTGCAAGAGTTACGTGAGTCGATCTTTATGGGAATTCCTCTTGGAACTACTACCATTCAGGCGGCAATCGATGCTTGTAACAACCACATTCAGGACGTTGCATTTACGGGGGACACTGATTCCAAGTTTACTGGACTTTTGAACTCTGCGAGCGTACCTGTTTATGGAAGCTCCGTTCCAAACTTCCTGACCGCCAGCGGAGACGACCTTGTTGCCTTTATCAATCAGCTGATTTCAGCTATTGGTAATGCCACGAAGGAAATCTTTTACCGTGAGTTCCGTCGGAACGATTTGATCGTTGCTCTTCCAACGTTGGCTTTCGACGGTTTAGGCCGACGTTTGTCCTCTACGTCTGAGCGGACGATCATGGACTATATTTCCAAGCAAAACGTTTGGACTGCACGGACTGGAAAGTCTTTGGTGTTTAAGTCCCTTCCAGAAGCTACGGGAATGGGCGCAAGTGGTTCAGACCGTTTAGTCGTGTATCCAATGGATTCGCGTGTTCTCGAAATGGATATGCCAATTGCTCCTCGGACGACTCGTGTAATCAATGAAGCCTACTCGGTGAACGCACCTTACGAGTATTCGATCAGTGCCTTAAACGTAAAACGTGGATCTCTCATGTTTTATGCTGATGGTGTAACGGGTTAATTTTAGGAGGTATAAAATGAAGTTGAAAAATATTTCAAAGAATACAATCCGGTTCGCTGATGGTCGTACCGTAGCTCCTAACCGAGTGATCGATGTTGCGATGGACAAGGTTAATAAATCATTACTGAAGAAAGGCGGAAGTCTGACTAAAGTGACGGATTCTTAGGGGGTTGATTATGGCTAAAAGTCAAAAGGCATACATCACCAACGGTACAAGCGGAGACCTTGTCACGAAGTCTGGTATTGTAATTGAACCGCAAGAGCGGAAAGAAGTACCTTACGGGGATCACTTGGGAGCTCAAAAGGCTCCTGTAGAACCCCCTGCGGAGGATTAAATGGACTGCGGACTGGAACAGTTTAGATTGAAATTCCCTGAATTTGAATTAGTGGATGATAGCGTTGTCACCTCCTATTTGGAGGAGGCGGTGCAGATCTATCCGTGTTCCTGTCTTGCGCAGTTGTATTTAACAGCTCACTTCATTAAATTGAACGGAAACGGGGAGAGTGGTAATTCCTCTTCCCCGTCTCTACTTACCAAATCGGAAAAAGTGGGGGATTTAGCGGCAACATACGCAGTCGAGGATCAAACCCCAGAAGAAGCCTTTTTTGGTTCCACCCTTTACGGGCAAAAAGCAATGCTATTTGCTTCCCAGAAACGGAAGCGCAGATTTACTGTTATGATTGCGGGGGGGATGTGATGGAATCGTCTGTCACCATAATTAAATCGGGAACCCGTGGAACTGGGATGGAACGGCTCCTTAGAGACATTCGCGTGGCTCAAGGGGTCAAAGGTTACAAAGTAGGTTGGCCAGAAGATGCAACGTATCCCGACGGAAAATCCGTTGCAGAAGTAGCTATTGGGAACGAATTCGGGATCCCAGAAAAGCACATCCCCGCCCGACCGTTCTTCAGAATGGGGAACGCCAATTTCAAAAAAGAGGGTGCAAAGTTCCTTCTCAAACGGTTGAAAGGGAACAAGTCGGGAACCGTAACGGCCCGAATTAATAGTCAGCTAGCCCAATTTCATGTGAATACGGTTCAGAAATCCATCCACGATTTAAAAGAGCCGCCAAACTCCCCGACCACAATTGAGATGAAAGGTTCGGACGACCCCTTAATCGACACGGGACTTATGGTAAGGAGTTTGAACTATGAAACCACTTGATTTGAGTCGTTTAATGGACAGTCCGTCCTTCCGTCAAACTTTCCAAGTCCGGTCAGTTACGGGGAATCGGGACAATACGACTGGAAAATGGGAGGAAACCTCGTTCCCCCCACGAGATGCGATCGGATCCGTACAATTTGCAACAGAAAAAGACATGCAAGCCCTTCGAGCGTATATGGAGGGAGGCGAGCGAATTAAAGAGGCTATCCGAATTTACACGAAAGAAGCCCTCACTTCTGGTGAATCGGGAGGCGGAAGAACGGGGGATTTCGTCTTATGGAAAGGTCATACGTGGCAAGTCGTAAGAACCCCCAATATGGAAGCCCACGGATATTTCAAATGTTTAGCAGTGAGGGTTGACAATGGCTGATAAGTCCATAGATGCCGTTTTGACGGACATTATTGCAGTAATGCACGCAACGGGAACTTCCGTGGTAATCCGTGGGGATGATGGGGGGTTGCAACCCGATGGGGAATACGCTTCCATTTCCATTTTAATGGCGGAGACCGCTGGGCTACCTGCTACCACTTACCAAGATCCTGGAGCTAGTAGTACGGAACTGAATATGTTAGTACATACGGCCGAGAAACTTAAGGTGTCGACCCAATTTTACAGGGCGGAGGCATTTCAACGGGCTCGGGAATTCGCAGTTCGGTTACGTTCCCCCGTAATCACGGAACTACTTCAAAAAATTGGATTGACTATTGTAATTGCCAGCGATTTACGGGATACCTCCTACGAGGTTGCCGAAAGAAGAGTCCGAAGGTGTTCGTTCGAGATGGTTGTAGAAACCTCGGCCGTATACTGGACAAGAATTAACAAAGTGGCTTCAGTGACGGTAGAAGTCAATAATAAAGAACTCGTGGAAATTCCACCAAATTAAGGAGAAAATTATGACATTATCGGCCAATAGAGTTGTTCGAGTGACTGCTCAAATATTACCACAGGGGCTTCGACGGAAAGAATTCGGCAAAACCCTTCACATTTACCGAACGCAGGATAACGCGAATGGCGGCGGAATTCCAGTAGAGGAAGTCGTGAGAACTTACCCCGATATGCGAGCCATCCAAGATGACTTCAAAGCGGGTGATTCGGTTTACGACGCCGCTCAAACCTATTTTTCCCAAAAGCCATTTCCAAAGAACTTTATGGCGGCTCCAATTATAACCGTTGCAACCAATCCGATTTTAATTGCCGAGCAGGGAATGCGAGATGGATACGGTCTAACTGAGTTCCAAAACCTTTGCAACGGAGGGGATGAAGCGGTTTTAGTTATTCCGTATTATTCCAGCACAACGGGGGAGGAAGTGTTTTATTTCTCTGCTACTTGGATTCCAACGGACTTCACCTCAATGGACGAGTTTGCGGCGTTGTTGACAAGTAAACTTGCAACTGCTGGATTTCCGGGGGCGGGGGATCCCGTAGATCGGGGAGTTTTCGTTTACGATGCAGACAACAACAGAATGAATTTCGAACTGGAGCTCAATGATCCGCTCGAGTACGTTGTTATCCATCCATTTCACGAGCCAGAGCCCGTGCCTGGAGTGCAAAATTTAGCACCTGCTTTCAACCTTAATATGGGGGCGGAACCTGATCCTCTTTTCGTACAAGCAATTCCCGCAGATGTATCTATTGGGGATGTTTTGGATCGTGTGGAAGTCAAGGATCCCAGTTTTTACTTTATTACTCTGTCGGAATTTCTTGGGGATTCCTATATTGCAGAGACCGCCGCTTGGACTGAAGCGCGAACCTATATGTACCCTGCCGGATCTACAAACCCAGAGTGTATCGTCGGAGGGGATAGCGAATTTAAAACCCTCCACTCTAAACAGATGGAAAGAACGATTGGAATTTGGTCGGGATTACCGGATAATAAAGCCGTCAGCTTGGCCGCACGGTTCTCTAGCGTTAATTTTAACGCAAAGAATTCGTTAATCACCCTGATGTTAAAACGTCTCCCAACAACCGTCCCAGATAACTTGACTGCCACTCAAGTGGGGCATTTGGAAGCGGAGAATATAAACTGCTATGTTGAACTGTCCGGTGCTCCGTCCGTTTTAGAAGGGTGGACGTTCTCCGACGGAACGTGGTCGGACGTTCGATACTGGCTCGACTGGTTGGTGAACGCGGTTCAAGTGGCAACGTTCAATGCCCTATATGTAAACCCTACAAAGGTTCCCCAAACCACGGAAGGACAGGCGATGATACGTGGAGTAATTGAGAACGTATGTCGGCAGGGTGTGGATAACGGGGGTCTAGCTCCTGGACAACTTTCCCCGCAATTGACTTTGGATGTTCAGCAATCCACTGGAAATGCCGACTTTGACGGGTTCCTTACAAAGGGATTTCTTGTATATTGCGCCCCAATGTCTACACTTCCACAGAGCGAACGGAATCAACGGAAGATTCCCCCTTTCAAAGTGTGGTTAAAGGGGTCGGGTGCAGTACACTCAATCGACATTGGAATGATTTTCGAAAACTAACTCAAAACGGAGGAAAAAGATGATAACTATGGACTTGACACAGGGGGTCTTCCTCTTGAATGGACACAACGTAAGCGGCTACAGCTCGGCAGATGACTGCCTATCCTTTCCACAGGATTTGGAATTAGCCACCACAGACACGGGGGCGGATGGTAAGGTCGTTGCGTGTAAGACGGGGGAGAAAGGTGGGGAGGTTACATTGAAACTCCAACCCAACTCACCATCCGTGGTATTTCTTGGGAAACTTATCAAGCAGCAGCAACTTGGCCTCCCTATTGTAATCAATGGGGAATGGGTCAACCCAGCCGTCGGTGAAATGATTTCTTGCCGTGGCGGGGTGATTAAAAAGGGACCTAAAGGAACCACCTACGGCAAAGGAAAAGCGGCTGAAAAAGTCTACGTACTTCATTTTGAAGTTATTGACGACAACCCAGAATTGATGCTACTGGGATCGATGGCATCTCTTGGAACGTCTTTACTCTAGGAGGTGAAGTATGGAAGAACGGAAATTGGAAATCGGTGATGTGGTGTTTGAGTTTTTAAAAATTCCCCCACTGGAGGCGTTTGATATCGCCGAACATTTGAGAGTGACCCTAGAGCGTTCGGGTGTAACTAACTTGGAATTTGAAATGGATGACTTAAACAACGGGGATGGGAAACCTAAAACGTTGAGTAAAGACTTCCTGAAAGTGGTGGTGAAAATGCTCTCAAAAGTCGATCGGGGGGACGTCAAACTTCTACGGGAAATGCTGTTCAAACACATTTTATTCCGGAAAAAAGGACAACCCCACGCCCAGCCGCTTCTTGGATTGGAGGATATGGCGTTTGAAGGGTTGGATTTTACGGCGGTCTATCGAGTTATTGGTAAAGCGACAGTCATAAATTTTATTCAAGCCCTTGTCGAGATGATGTCCCAACTTGGGCAAGGGCAGGGGACAACTCAAAAGAGTTAGGATTTGTTCCCGTTAAAACGTGGAGCATCCCCGATGTCCTTTCTGTACCAATTATGGAAGGAATGGCGGAAGTGGCAGATCTTTATCGGACAAAATATGAATTGAAGGATTTCTATCTTATGCATGAACTTTTATTAGTTAAAAACGAGAACGAAAAACGGGCAATGGACGCCGCCCCGACAGGAGCTGAAGCATGACCACAATATTAGACACCTTTGTCACCGTTCTGGAATACAAGATCCAAGGATTACAGAATATGGAGTCCGCCGCCCGTAAAGCCCAACAAGTGGGAAAGAAGATGTCAATGGCTCTTACGCTCCCCATTTTGGGTCTATTTACCATATCCACAAAAGCAGCCTCGGATTACATTGAAACCATTAACAAGGTGGACCAAATCTTCGAATCTAACGCAAAAGGGATGAAAGATTGGGCAGTTACCGCTATTGATAGTATGGGTCTAGCACGGGCAACCGCATTGGATATGGCAGCCCTTTTTGGGGATATGGCTACCGCTACTGGAATGGAGTCGGAGGAGTCTGCCACATTATCCCAAAACCTGACTCAATTAGCCGCGGACTTGGCTTCCTTTAAGAATGTCCGTATCTCAATGGCGAAGACCGCCCTTTCTGGGATTTTTACGGGGGAAACGGAAAGCCTTAAGCGTCTCGGATACTTAATCACTGAAGCCAATCTCAAACAGTGGGCAATGAAACGAGGTATCGATGCCAATTTTAAATCGATGTCTCAACACGAAAAGATCATGCTTCGCTACAATTACATCATGGATGCATCCAGTAAGGCTCACGGGGACTTCGTTCGGACGGGGGGATCCACTGCCAACCAATCACGGAAAATGGTACAAGTTTTCAAAGAGTTTCATGTTGTTTTAGGGGAATCTCTTCTACCTGTCGTGACTCCAATGATTAAAAACTTATCCAAAGCCATTGGGGATTTGACAGAATGGTGGAATGGACTGACGGAGGGAACGAAAGCGTTTATCCTTGCAATGGCTACCGTCTTAGCGTTCGCTGGACCGATTGTCTCTTTCCTTGGGATGTTAGCTCAAGGATTTGCCCTCGCTTCCCTTGCAGGATGGAGCTTAACTGCCTCCCTTGCCCCCATTCTTATCATTCTTCTAGCAGTTATTGCGGCGGTGACTGCCGTTTATTTTGGATTTAAAAAACTCTTCGGAAATAAGTCGTATAAGGCTGTTTCCCATCAAAACACGGATTACTTATACAAGAGTTTCGGAAACTCTCCCACGGCGGCGGTGGGACGGCCTAGCTACTCCCGTCGTTCAGTGGTCAACGACAACAGAAGAACAAATATCAAACCCACCATTCACGTTCACGGGGTGCAGAACGGTAGAAAATTTGCCACGGATTTTAATAAGGAACTTGCAAACCAATCACGGGACGCATATTCTCAACTCCAAAGTAGGGAGGCGGGATAATGGCTTCAGGGCTCTACATTATGTACGGAAAGGAGGAAAACGAATTGGAACTTGAGCCAATGCCTTTTGACGTAATTCGCGAAAGTACATTGGAATCCACCGCTACCACGACGGAATTACCTGTAGAATCCGGTCGTGCGGTTTCCGACAATACGATCCACAAACCCAAGACGATTGAACTTGAGGGAATTGTTTCCAGTTTTAACACGGGAAAAAATGGTAAGGAAACACCAGAAACAGTGATGGCTCTTTTGAAGCAAATGAAGGACGCTGGAGCGTTTTTTGTGTTCGAAAGTGAATTGGACTTTCATTATCCCTTACTATTATTGGAAATTTCAAACACTCAAAACGTGCAATCGGGGGATTCGTTACGTGTGGAAATTGTATTACAGGAATTTCGAATGATTCCGGCATCCCCCCACAAATTAACAAAAGAACACGTCGTTTCGGGTTTGAAAATCCCAGAAAAGGAAAAAGGAGTGGTCGACATCTACCCCGACCAAGCGATGGAAGGGGACTATGATCAAGAGATAGAGGTGGAAGGTTTCACCTCCCCCGTAGACTTGGGAGATGCGAAAGTGTATCCACCGGATTCGGATCCAATTGACGGAATTATTCCCCTAAATGATGGAACGGACTCGATTAAGAACTTAAATTTAGAGTAAAAGAGGTCATAATGTTTTTAAAATTTGCAGGTATTACCACAGATCAGCATCAAGTGTTTCGGGCAGCCGTCGGGAAATCTTACTACGCATTTGAACTTTATTATTGCCCTTTATTCCGTTCGTGGTTTTTGGACATATTAGACGCGGACGGTAAGACCCCGATTTGCAGGGGGCGGAGAGTGACCACAAATTATATGTTTGAGAATATTCTCCTCCCATTTTCGGGGAAAATTTACGCAAAGACAATTGTCACCGGAAACCCCCCAATCGGTCAATTTTGTTGGGGGAAAACCCATTTACTTGGATTGGACACAGAGGAATGAACATGGATCGCCCTCACTACAGAAAAATTGCCGTGACGTTTTTTGTTATGAATCCAAAAGGATTTGTTCTTGGAGAAATGTTTACGGTAGACGCTTTGGCGATGAACTTTGAGGGGGAGGCTTCTACCTCCTCTGGAGATAACGTTGGAACACTGACCATTTACAATTTAAACGAGAGCAATACAAGACTGATCCAAAGTCGGGCTACTCATGTTCGAATAGATGCGGGATATGAAGGAAAAGTGGGAACCGTGTTCATGGGTAGTATAAAGCAAGCCACCGCTTCCACCGTTTCCCCAATTGGAATGAATTCATCTCAACAGGACGTAACGGAAACGAAAGATGGAGCGAATCGGAAACTGGAAATTAAAGTAAAGAGCGGACAGGGGTTACTCGACTTCTACGAAGTGGATTTGCAATACAAAGGGTCTGTCAGTGCGGGAACCATTATTAAGGAATGCCTTGACACGTTATCCCTCCCATCTGTAGGGGTGGACCGCCTCCCCGTGTTTTCTTTTGTGGATTACACGTTTTCGGGTCTTGTGGTTGACGCCCTTGATGATTTACTG